AATCCAGGAAAATGGTCAAAGAGTTAAATATCTGTATCAGCATGATATGGATAAACCACTAGGTAAAATGGTACACCTAGAGGAAGATGATAAAGGCTTAGTTTTTGAGGCGCATATTCCTAAAACACAATTAGGAAAAGATGTGGTCGAATTAATGAAAGCTGGAGTCATTACAGAAAACTCTGTAGGTATATTACCTATCCAAAAGGAAATGGGCCATGATGGATATAGACATATTAATGAGGTAAAACTTTTTGAGATCTCAGCGGTTACCTTAGCAGCTAATGACCAGGCAATGATCATGGATGTTAAAGGGAATGTAGATCCAGAAAAAATTGCTAACCGCTACGATAAACTTGCTCAATTAATCAGAAAGGGAGAAATCTCTGATGATTTGGGATACGCCTTAGAGGCGGAAATATTAAAGCTAAAGTCAATTTATGTAAATGTCACTCAGCCAACTGATATTGAGGTTACTGAGCCGATCGAGGTAAAAGCAGACAATGGCGAGATTTATAACTATTTGTTTAACGTTCTTAAAAAATAATATCATGAACGAAGAAATTAAAAACCAACTCGATCAAATCGGAAATATAGTTGATGAGAAAATCGAGAAAGCATTTAACCAGGCTAAAGATAACGCCAAGGGAGAATACGAATCATCTCTAAAATCAGAGATTGAAAACCTTTCTGCTCAATATGTAGAAAAAAGCGAATCTCTAAACAAGAGATTAGATGAAATGGAAATGGCTGCTAAGAAAACTGCTTCTGGAGCTACTCCTAAAACTTTCAAAGCTGCATTAGAAAGCGCATTAAAAGATGGCGCTATCGAAGCAATGGTAAAAGGAAACTCTAATGCTGCTCGTTTCGAGGTAAAAGCTGACATGAGCCTAGGAGCTGATGTAACTGGAGTTGTAGCTGCTGAAACTATCGTAGATCAAATTAAATACGATCCTAGCCGCTCAGTACATATCCGTTCTTTAATTCCTCTAGGATCAACTGATGGGCAAACTATCCGTTTCCCTAAAGAATCAGCATATTCTGATGGAGCTGCTGCAACTGCTGAAACTGCTGCATTTGGACAGTCTGATTTCAACTTGACTGCTACTACTGTAAACGTTGAGAAGATCGGTACTTATATGAGAATTACTGGAGAGATGTTAGATGATATCAAACAATTAACTTCTTACCTTTCTGCTAGAGTTCCAGCTAAAGTATTATCTGTAGAAGATAACGAAATCCTAAATGGAGATGGATCATCACCTAACTTAGATGGTTTATTTACTGATGGAGCTGCATTTGCTGCTGGAGGATTTGCTCTAGCAATCGAATCAGCTAATGAGTTTGATGTACTTACTGTAGCGCTTAATCAGTTAGCACTTTCTAACTACCAGGCGGATACAATTCTTTTGAATCCTACAGATTTACACAAAATGATTTTATTAAAATCTACTGCTAATGAGTATTTGAGAAATCAAATTTTCAGCGGATTACAGCCTACTATCAATGGTATTCCTGTAACTCTAAACACAGCAGTAACAGCTGGTAAATTCTTAGTTGGAAATTTACGCCAAGCTACTCAGCTTTGGATTCGTGAAAATCTAGCTGTAGAGTTCTCAAGAGAAGATAGCGATAACTTCCAAAAGAACTTTGTAACTGTGAGAGCAATGGAGAGAGTAGCTTTAACTAACTATCTACCTAACGCTATAGTACAGGGAACTTTCTCAACTGCTAAAGCCGCTCTAGAAACTGCATAAGGCAGAAGATATAGCTAACTAGTATAATGAGAATTATGATTGAAGGGTAGCCTATTTAGGTTGCCCTTTTTTTATTGTTTAAAAATAAAACTGTAAATATTTTGTCAAATTGTTATTTTATTTATAATTTTGAGAATCAAACTAATTAATTATGAAACAGATTATCAAAAAAATCACAAATTCAACTGAGTGGGAGGTACTCAGTGAAATGTCAAAACCTAAAATTATTTTAGGCGCATTATTGTTTAATGTTATCGGATATGCTTCGATGTATATGTTTTTAGATTTAATATTATTCATTCATTACAATCTATAGATTATGAACTTGCAGCAAAAGGTTAGGATTGTTTTAATAGTGGGATTTATTGCCTGGGGATTTTCTCTGGGCATTAGATTCCAGGCTATTTGGGATGCTTCGGTTATGTTTTTATTGTCTTTTATTTTAATGCGATATCAAAATGGACAATGAGATTAACCAAAGAGAAATAGATGTATTTGAGTTTTACTTAAAAAGCATTGAGGGTATTACTGGTAAAATGCAGCCAGCAGATTTTTTGTATCTTAGTGATAGGATCTGGGATATACAAGAAAGGTTAATAGAAATTAGAAAGCGTTAATATGAATCATTTAGACTATACACCACCAGACTGCTACGAGGGAGGTTATTGTAGAGTATGCGATACACCTACCTATGGCGAAGATTTTTGCAGTTCTATTTGCTTTGAGGCATTTATGCTGTAATTTTTGTTTTTTCATTTGTTAAGTAACCCTGGACATACTGTCTGGGGTTTTTTTTGTAGCTTTGATTTCGTGGATAATAACCAGAGAGGCTGTCTGGCGGAGTATTTGTTCGCCACAGAGTGCATGAAGCGTAACTACCAGGTATCCATGCCTCTTATAGATTCATCCCTTTACGACTGTATAGTGGATACAGGAGAGCGACTCCTCAGAGTTCAAATAAAATCATCAACTAAAAAACCAGAAAATAATAGAAATAATGTTCATGTACCATTACAAAATAATAAGCGCACTTATGAAAAAACCAAAATTGACTACTTTGCTGTCTGGAGTGATTTTTTTGATGGTTGGTTTATTTTTAAAAATACTGGAAAAATGCAATCAATGAGAGTATCAATAACAGGAAAAAATAAAAAATATTTCAATAACTTTGCATTTAATTAAGGATTTTCTAATTCATAGTTTAGTTTGGTTTGACAAAAGGCGCTACAATTACTGTGGCGCTTTTTTTTTATCTTTGTTGTAAATTATTAATTATGAAAATTAAAATAATTAAAGATGTTTATTCTGGGAGTGGATGGCGCAAAGAGGGAGATATCTTAGAGGTGGATCCTAAAGTCGCTCGCCACTATCTAATTAAAGGAATAGCAATAGAGCATAAAGAGGAAAAAGCGACTAAGGAAACAAAAGAAGCTAAAGCTCCTAAAAAGAGAACAACTAAAAGTAAAAAATAATGCACGACATTAAAGTCAACTCTGAAACTGGTAGCGAGGTAGTTACTACTCAGAATGTTAAAGATTTTGTTCGCATAGATACTAGCGCTGATGATGACATCATAAGCAGAATGATTACAACTGCTAGAGTATGGTGCGAGAATTACATCGGAAAAGATATAGTAGCTAAAAATAGGACATTCTATTTACAAGAAGTTGACCAGCGTTTTACTTTGCCCTATGCACCAGTAACATCTATAAGCTCAGTAACTGCTGAGGATGTAGCTGTTCTTTATGATACCTATGGTTTAGATGATAAAATCATACAGATTAAAAGCCTACCAGCCAAAGAGGTTAAAGTGACTTATATTACTAGCGGTTTAAATCATGAACTTATTAAGCACGCTATTTTGACTTTGGTATCTACTATGTACGATAATAGAGCTGATTTTATAGAAGGTACTGTATCTGATGTACCTACTAAAACAAAAGACATCCTACAATCTTATAAAACTATGTTTTTTTAATGGATGCTGGTAAATTAAATACTAGAATAGAGGTCAAGAGATTGACTAAAACATCTGATGGCTTTGGTGGTACTACATCAACTAATGCCACAGTAGAAACATTCTGGGCAAATAAAAAGGATATTAAAGGCGATATAAAAGCTACTGAGGGCAAAAGAGGGCGCCATGTAGAAATAGAGTTAGAACTCAGAAAAAAAGCAGCTGATCAGATCCAGGATAATGACTTACTAAAATTAGAAGGCAAAGAGGGTTTGTATCGGATCAATGGTTTTTACGACAGCGAACAGGATTTTTTTACTGTTATAAAAGCCACTAAATTAGATTAAAATGGAATTAAATCAATCAGATTTTAATAAACTACAGCAAAAGCTACTAAAGCTAAAAGCTATAGATAAAACAGCGTTATCTACTGAGATAGGTAAAGCTGCTTTAGGTATGGCTAGAGATATGAAAAAAATAGCGCCAGTAGATAAAGGTAATCTAAGGAGAAACATAAAAGCGGTGGTAAATAATAAACAAGCTGAAATTAGATCGGATGCACCTTATTCTGGATATGTAGAGTTTGGAGGGAAAAATCCTAAACGCCCAGGAGCTGAAATACCATTTTTTTATCCTACTGTAAATAAGGGAATTAAAAAGATGATTAGTAGCATAGACAATACAATAAAAAATTTACTTAAATGACAGAGGCAATACATTTTATAAGAAGGGCAATTATAAGCCGCCTAACCGATGCAATCACAGTAAATGGTAGTTATGTACCAGTTTATAATAGAGTGCCTAATGATGCTTCTGAGCCTTATATAAGAGTTTATTCTGTTACCTCTGAGGAGGTAGATCAGAACAGCAGTTCATTTATGCTAGATTGTACTACCAGGATTGAGGTGGTAACATCTTTTATAGGAGATGATGGCGGTGAGTTACAAGCTAATCAAATTGCATCAGAGATATTAGAACTTATTAGAACTCGTTCTGGTAATTATTTTGATTTGAGTGCTGATGGATTTAATGTTTACACTTGCACAAATGAGGGTACTAATTATCTCTATGAGGATGGCGGTGAAAAAACATATTTCAGAGCAGTTTTAAGTATATCTAATAGAGTTGAGCAAACTAGTTAAAATGGCAGATTTAAAGATATATGGTTTAGCTTTTGTGAGTTTAGTTATTGGCGGCATTCAGTCGATTAATCCCTGGATCCAGTTTATGATTTTAGTATTGACAGTAATATCATTGATTGTAAAAATTAATAAAGATTTAAAAAAATAACTATGTCCCCAAAAATAGATATTAATAACGATGGAAAGGCAGATTTCACTATTTCGCCTATGCAAATTATTACAATAGCTGCAATGTTTGCCTCAATAGTTGGCTCATATTATACATTAAATGCTAGAATAGAAGCTGTAGAAACAGCTACAAAAAAGCTAAAAGAAAATGAACAAACTTATACCTGGCCAGCTCAAAGAAAATTGGAAGCAGAGATAAAACAAATAGAGTTGACTCTGAGAGATTTTATGAAAGATTTAGAATGGATCCAGAAAGACAGTAAACGTAAATAAATTCAAATACAATTAATATGAAAGTAATCGCAATTATTTTATCAGTACTTTTTGTAGCTATGGTTATTGCCATAATTGCAGCATCTAGAAAAATTGTTAAAGATGACAATAACAATAAAATCCCAGATTGGCTAGAGGAAAAACTTGCAGATCTTAAAGAGGAAATCAAAAACCTAAAAAAATAAGCCATGAGATTTATCAGCAAACATATCAGCTGGAGGGAAGCGATACACTCGGAAACAGCCGAGAAAAAGGAAATAGAGAATATGCCGAACGAGTTGGCTGTTCAAAACATGAAAAAACTTGCCAAAAATGTATTCGAGCCGCTCAGAGAATGGGCCACAGAGCCGATTCGTGTTAATAGCTTTTATCGTTCGCCAGATTTATGCGATGCAATCAGATCTAGTAGAAACTCGCAACACACTAAAGGGCAAGCTATTGACATTGATGCGATGGGTGAAAAAACTAATGCAGATCTATTTAACTATATAAAAGATAATTTAGATTTTGATCAACTAATCTGGGAGCATGGAGATGATGAGAATCCAGATTGGGTTCATGTATCTTATGTAGGGCCAAGTGGTAATAGAAAAAATATTTTAAAAGCTGTCAAGAAAGGCAGAAAAACTACATACGAGGTATATGCTTAAATTTTTATTATCTCTACTGGGTAAAGGCGATAAAGGCAATGCTAATCTAGGCGGTTTAGCTTTAGATATTAGAGAGGCAATAAAAGGCAAAGAGATGGATCCTCAGCGCCTTATAGAACTCCAGGCAGAGATTAATAAAGTTGAGGCTCAGAATCGGCATTGGTTTGTTTCCTCTTGGCGCCCATTTATAGGATGGATTTGTGGATTAGCCTTTGCTTTTCATTATATTATTATGCCTTTATTACAATCTTATACCGATATTGAAATAGTGGAGTTTGATACTAATTCATTATTTACAGTTTTAATGGGGATGCTAGGTTTGGGCGGATTAAGAACATACGAAAAATTAAAAGATAAAACAAAGTAATGGCAAAGCAGATCATATCTAATTATCGTAAAAAAACTAAAACAAAACGCCCTGGAATACATTCTAAAAATGCTTCTAAAGGTCAATCTGGTTTTAAAAAGAAATATAGAGGACAGGGTAAAAAAAGATAAAAAATGGCTACTAAAGATTTATATTCTGCTAATAATTTTCACAGGATGTCGTTCGGTGATTTTGGATTTCGTATTTTAAATCATTCAGATGAAATTTTAACAACTCCAGTAGGTGAGTATTATTGCATGATCGAATGTATTGTATCAGCTACAATATCTTTAACTAATGATGCTCCAGCTGGAGATACAACTATAATAAATTATGATGTTTTAGATGGGCAGATAATCTATGGTAATTTTACAAATGTAACAATAAGTAAAGGTCATATAATCTGTTATTTGCGCCATGTACCATAATGATAGGAGTAAACAGAACATTAAAGCAAAAAGCTGGAAGGTTTAGAAAAAAAGTCATTGATAAACTAAAGCAATTTTTCTGGCACAGAAAAAAAGAAAGTTTCGATGAGATGGATGAAAATTGGGATGATTAAAAATCATTAAATTTGTAGAAAATATATAGATGGCATCATATACTGGTAATAAAATCAAAGATACATATCAATCAATAATAAAAGCGATTGATAACGATGAAATAG